TACTGCTAGTAAATTTGCTATTCCTGACCTATTTGCGGCAAAAGAATATTTGGATCATCCGATTCTTGGTGCGAGGCTTCGAACTTGTACAATGCTCGTATGCTCACAGATACCACCTACCCCACTAACTGATATATTTCCACCGCCCGACAACCTGAAATTTAAATCATCAATGACGCTTTTTAAGCTGGCCGCAATGTCTGCGACAGATCAGAATCTGTTTGCACAGGCGCTGGTTCAATATTGTGACGGAAAATGCTGTGAGTTAACCCAAAAAAATCTGCGGTAATTCCACGAGCGCGGAATCAGCCCATCTTCCGCAGAATCTGTTCCTGAAGATCAACGACCTGCTTGACCAGTCCTCCCATTTTCCTTGCCCGGCGGCTCGGTGGTGGGGTAGTAACTACGAACACATGAGCAGGGGTTGGGGGTGTGCGACACGCTAAAATTAATCAAGCAATTTGCGGCGTTAAAACCGATTGCCACAAATTAACAGGGGGCAAAATTGTCGCTTAGTACTGTTGTAGCGATGTTAATCGAGCGATGGGACCAACTTGATAGCGGAAAAAAGGGGAAGCTGTAGCTTATATGCGAAATTGGAATCCCAACGCTTTACATAGTTGGTATATCATGGATTCTTGGGCATCTACGAGCGAATTGATTCTCGCATTAAAACTGGACTCGTTTAGTGAGGTGAGTTAACGATATACGCAAAACAGTTAATTTGTGGTACTGCATTGAAAATTAGAGCTCTTAAAATATTTAGTCACGCGCGTAATAAAATGTTAGATATCCGGAGTGAAAACATCTCTAAAGGGGCCTAAGAACTTGCGATTGGTTGACCAGTCAGTGATAGCGAAAGATATGTGTGTGAAATGCCCCTGGAAGTCTAGCTCCAGGGCCTTACGAAAATCTTTTGCCGTGCGGTATGTGTTGTTCCCAAATGCACCACACCCCCATGCCCCGAGAACGAGAGTACTGTACCCGTATGCCGAGGCGACTTCGAGAACCCGGTGAATTCTTTTTTCAAGTAGATCACCAGACTTCGGTTGGCCGACCACAGGGGCATACGGGGCTGGTGAGGTTATGAAACTAAGAAGCCAGGGCTTGTCTATTTCTGTCCCCTCGTCGGTACGAAACACCGGAACATCTGGCGAATAGATTATCCAATCACTCGAATCAGGATAGGATCGTCTATGGTTGTGCTGGTACATAGGATCACCTATTAGTGTGCTATAGAGTGCGCTTGAACGACAGAGTACTTCTTCTTGTGCACGAGCTCCGCCCAAAAAGCCGCCACCTGGGTGAATTCCATTGGCAAAATTAAGAGCAAGCGTGCGGTGACCCATTTTTGTGAGTCGTCGTGATACCTGGAGTGTAGTCTCATTTGAAACTTGAACTTGGGTATCGGCATGCCGTTGTTCGGAAGTTTTTAATGGCGTGTCCGGCGGGATACTAATCTTCTGGGATAGAGCATTCGCGACCTGATGACTCCAGTCGACTTTTGCATCAGCAGAGTTAATATAATACCCGCGTTGGGCAGCACCAACAGCTGACTTACCCAGCTTAATTGCCTTGGCTCGACGTATATTAAGCTCCTGCTCGCGAGCTGAAGCCATATCAGGGCTGTCAATGCATGGTAGGAAACTAAGAACGCTAGAACGGTTATTCATATTTGTAAGGTGTAACTTGACCTACCCCCCTAAACCGAGCCCAGTTTTAATGCGAGAGTTGTATTGTACAACATTACCGCAGCAAGCGTCCTCCACTCGTAACAAATCCCCGTCCCGGCGAACCAAGATTGGGGGGCCTCCTGCTGCTTTGTGGCAGGCGGAGGACCCCATGAATGACGTGTATGTTCCTCGTTCCCCCGGCTTCGCCGGGAATCGGGTTTCCAACGTAGAACTTAGATTTCGGCTCGGATTTTCATCAAGATACGGCCAAGGTGGTTGCGTCCTTTGCCGGTATTAAGCCTAACTCCCCAAAAGGTGTCATTCCAGTTGTTGCCTTCAATCAGCTGTTGGTCGCCAGTTTCTTTCAATTTGGCTGCGAGTTCGGTGTCCTGGAACTTCAACCGTAAAAGTCTTTCCATAACTTGCAACTTCTTTCTTTCCCAAGCTGGCTGGGCAAAAGTTTTGACGATGCCGCGTCGGCCTCCCGCTTGCTTGGCTTTGTCGGGGGTGTCCATGTCGGCGATTTGTTGCCGGATTGCTGGGTCTTCGCTCTTCGCTGCTTGAAATGCGTGTTCGACCGTTGGGTAAGTAATATTCTCCCAAGTAATTGGGCTGGGGTGGAAGTTGGACAAGAATGCAAACCGCCCATTAAATTGATTGATCATGTTGTGGTTCTCCTAAATGTGGTGTGGTTGGGAGCCATTGCTCGATCCAAACCTTGCCACGAAATGTCATTTGTTCGCTCAACTTTGGTCAAAAGGTATCATCCGAATCAGCACCAACGGGATCGGCATGCTTACTTATTCTAATTGTAGCATTTTGGCGGGCTGTGCATTCGAGATGCACCGTCTGAAAACCCAGAAGGATCTCCACCAGTGAAGGCACCGCCAGGAGTCGTTGATGACTTCTGAATCCAGAACGGAATCCCAAAGGGTGTTCGTGGACTTTCGGAGCTGGACGATGGAGAAGACCACAAGGCCGTTTCCATCAGTTCAAAGTAATCGTTAAACGCTGAGTGACGACGGATGTCAATCTCTCGAATAATCGTTTCACGGTCGGATTGAAAACTCTGCTCGTCAACGTCGTAACTGAAGTTGACAGTCGCTTTACAGAACGGTGCCTTGGCAGTCGTCATTAAATCTTTGACCGACGTTGCATCGACACTGTAAAGTTCCGAGAATTTCGCCGTTCCAGTATTGGTGGTTTGAACTTTCCAATTCAGGTTTCCACCGCCTTGGTAGGGCGTTCGTGTTTTGCCAGACAGAAACTTGCTGGCGAACACATGATGTTGATTGCTTAATGATAGATCCACCCAGTTCTTCTTCTTGAAGTTATCAAGTGTCAGAGTGGTGAAATCATCAAGCTGATCTGGTAACAAAGGCATCGTATGCCTTCCTTTCTATATGTCAGGCCGATTAACTTCCGTTATCCGCCATTGCAGACGAATAGAAGTCTTTTAGGATTTCACTGTTGATTGCCTCATCGGCATCTCCAGCTAATTCAGTCATCCCGGAAGTGGTTCCACCACCACCCAGACGACGACGACTATTCGACTTCATACGGTTATTGAAGTCAGTTCGACTTTGGTTGTTAATTTGATCGCTGAAGGTTGCGTGGTAAGCCTGCTTTACGAGGTCGTCCACAGAAGGGACTTGCTGATTCGACGCCCGATAACCGTTTGACAGAACAGTCATTCGCTCATAAAGCGACTCCATGTTCTTGGCTTCAGTTGATGAGGCATCGAGAGTTTCGTAACCGTCGGCTCCAAACAATTCTTCATTCGATAAACGATTAACAGCAGAATTAAATTGATCTAGTTCACTAGCGGCGTACTGTTGTTGCTGCTGATTTTCAGCGAGCGTTACATACTGCTGCTGGTACTGGATAGCATTCTGCTGATCAAGAATACTTTGAGCGACTACATTCAGCTGATTGTCGTAATGGTGCTGCATCTTTGCAGCCATTGTGTTGATCGCTGTCTTCAAGCCGTCGTCGTAATCTTGCCCCAAGTCCACACGGAACTGGGGTGCTTGAGGTGGTTGTGCCTCGGGGGTTTGCTGCTGTTGGCCTGCGTACCAGTTATTCCATTGGGAGAGTTGTTCGTTCCCTTGGTCAAACTGTTGGACTACATGCTGCAATGCCTGTTCGCTCGCAAATCCAGACGGATCAAGTCCGTATTGCGTCGCACGGGCGGTGAGGTCAGGATTAAACGTCTGACCCGGAGGTTCCTCTGTAGTGGAATTATCATCACTACTTTGGGTTTCTTCGGCGACTGCTTCAACCTCGGCAGTCTCCGTTGATTCGGTTATTTCCTGATCGGTGTCAACGGTTTCTAATTCGTCGATAACATTCAGGTCTTCATTAGTCAGAGCTATTTCTTCTGACTGTGCTTCTTGTTCTTGATCTTCTGGCATCTTAATCTCCATATCCTGCATTGCGGTCGTGCAGACCACGATGCTTTAGGTAACGTGCGCGTTGACGGCGAGAGGTGAAAACACAATCACCACCTTTGGTGAACTCTACTCCTGTGAATCCGTTGGACTGTGCGTCTGTCTGAAACTCTTTGACTTGTTCTGGGTGAACACCACAGGCATCACTGACCAATCCAGTACTCCATGTGTTGGTGCCACACTTGCTTGATTCGTTGTTGGAGTTTCCTTGGGGTTGTCGATAGTCATGCCACCGATTTACTCCATCAGGATCTCTCCATAGAAACTGACTAACCAACTGCTTTTTCCCTTCCCATTTGTGCCATCTGTTGTTGATTCGGTTGCCCACCTTGGAGCAACTGCTGCATTACGTTGCTACGTGATTGTTCCGTGCCGCCAGTTGGTACGCTCTTGCGAACTGACTCACGAACTGTGTGACTTGCTTTAGCTGGCTGCTGTGGAGTTGGGCCGGGTCTGTCTTCCTTCGGTTCCTCAAACTTCACAATCTGTTTCAGTCGTGGTAGATCCATCAGTTCGGCGTATAGCTCAACAAGTTCTTGTATGTCAATCGTGCCACCGTATTGCTGCATCATGCCTTCCATCGGCAACGCAATCTGTGTGACGAAGTTATTGATTCCCTGCATTCGTTCTGAGGGAGATTTGTACATCATCGAGAAGGGTTCAACACTGAAGTTGTAGTCAATGAAATCTCCTTCTCGCACTTCGGGTGTCCAGTCAGCTCGCACATTCACGCCTGATGTTTCAAACTCTTGTGGAATCTCTAATACCTCGTCCTGCCAAAGCAGTGAACCAAGGTCACGACAAATACGGCTGGTGAAATCCACCACGCGATATTGCATGTTGGCTTCACGTTTGGATACTGCACCGTGGATTAATTTGTCCTGACCGAGCGTGTCAGCCTGTGGCCCAAGTCCTGCCATCATCTGGAGGTTGCCCGCCATGCGGTCATAGGTGTCACGCATTGAATGAGCGAAGGCTTGATTCTGTGCATCAACGCCGCCCATCTTCATCACGTTGACTGACTCTGGATTATCAACACGTGTCCACTCACCATCGCTGGCTCGTTCGATACGGCGTGCATCGTCTTGATGTCCAGCTTGATAAAACGGAATGTCTTTTTGACGCTGTGCCTGTCGTCGTTGTTTGCGTAGCAGCCCGTTGATGATGTCGTGCAGTGGCTTGAGGTTCATCGCTGGAGACACAGGCATGATGTTGTCGGGAACTTCACAGGTCAGACTGAGCGTGTGGAATGGTCCGTTCTCTGGTCCTTGCCACTCAACCACGCGAACCGGCTTTGTGTTCTTGCCAACAGGCATCGTGACGATCAGGTTGTCCTTGGGAAGCCAGATGTCCATCAGGTCGACCATGGGTTCTATGCCAGCTTCTTGTGTTTCGCTCTTGAGCATTTCACGAACTGGAACTTCACCTGTATCTGAGTTCCAACCGGGATATTGTGTAACAGGTTGAAGCTCTTTAATCACATCTTGGTCGTAGGCTGAATCGTTCAGTACCTTGTCTTTACTGATGCGGTACTTGTTCATCGCAAAGGATGACTTACGCCATTCCGATGCAGTGGTGTCGTAGCAGAAGTCATCGAGCGAGATGTTCTCAGCAAATGGTTTACCGGGATCAACCCATGTGTCTTCACCCTCAAGCTGAACCATGCCAGCGTCTGCGGTGTAAACTTTCACAATGCCAATTGCGAAGAATGAATCCATTACTGCTTTTCTTAATATGTCTTCAAGGTGAATCTCCTTAATCAGGTTGTTAATGCCGAGCTGGAACGAATGAGCGAACCATGCAACATCTGGGTGCTGTGCTGTAACCAACACACGAGGTCGGTTTGCGGCGAGCGACATGGTGTAGGTTTCGGCGGTCTGATACATCAGGTTCATAATGATGTCAGACTTGCCCAAGCTCCCCGACTGCCCGTAATAGCTACCAGCGAAATCTTTCACTAATCGCTTGCGAACGTCACGGAAAGGACGTAAAACTCTAGTAGAGTTCTCAATCGCTTTGATGAGGCGTTGTCGATCTAGTTCGTTATTTGGATTCATGGAGTGTTGTTATGAAATGGTTGATGATTGGTGTGTTAGCGTTGACGGCTTTAGCTTCTGGGTGTGGGAAAAGTGATCCCCACGGGAACTACGCTGCCGCCAAAACACAACTGCAAATGTTTGAACTACCTTTGAACAACTACCAAATGCACGTTGGTCAATTCCCCGACACCGAAACTGGACTAGAGTCACTCCGCACTCCCCCAACCGACGGTAATCTACAGCAAAAGTGGCGTGGCCCATATTTACAAAAAAGCATTCCTGCTGACCCATGGGGGAACGACTATGAGTACAAAAAAACATCCGAGGGATATAGGATTTGGTCCAACGGCGCAGACCCCTACGACGATGAAGACGACATCATCGTAACGTCCTACGACTCATAGTAAGTTCCCTCGTACACCATCCCGAGGGCGACATCGCCCGACGGATAAACTACCAATCCCCATTACTCATTGCCTTCTGTCGCTTGTCCTGCTGCTGGAATCTCCACGCCATGCAGCCGTATGGAATCTCTTCTTCAAACTCTTCACGATCCGCTGTGCTTACTGCCGGTCGATCCTTGGCTGCGTGCCATGCAATCGCTGCTGCGATAACACGGTCACCATGTGCCTGTCCTTTGGCTGAGTGATCTTGTGTTCGAACACTGCGGCTGTGAACAACACGTCCTTGCTTATAGACGTACTGCCGACATTCCTCCAGCAACTTCGAACTGCGTACACAGTATTCACCGTTCTGAATGGCCGCTGACATTTGACTCAACACAGCCAGCTTGTTTTTCTCAGTCGAGAACCAACCAGGGTTGCGTGTCTTCTTGCGGTAACTCTTGTTCTCAATCTCACGGTAGTAAATGTATGGGTAGCCACGTTCAAGAATTTGTTTCGTGTACGCGGAACCTGGAGGTCCATTCATCTCCCAAATCAAGTAGGCGTTGCCGAACCATTTACACGCTGCAATTACCAAGTCAGCAAACGCTACTGGTGGTGATGTGTTCGTTGCAAACTCTGCAACCTGCTGACCCGTCACAGTGTCCATCACACAGGCTACGCTGTTACTCGTGTAATCCCCGCCGATACCAGCTGAGATGTCACAACCAATTACGTACTGCCCGCTGTTGACTGGTACACCCCCACTATCACGATGACACCAGATTTCAAATGGACCATCATTCGTTGTAGTAAAGTCGGCCTCAAGCGTTTCCTCGTCATAATATAAAATGCCTCGCTCATAGGGATTCAACACATTCTGTTTACCAGCTTCGTATAAGTCCTTGCCAAAGATTTGGTAGTCTGAGCCGCCGTAATCCCTGTCAAGTTCCTGTGCGATTGTTTGTGGTGTCGCTCCTGGTCGCTTGCATTCCAAGTCGTAATAAGGGCTACGAACTTTGTCATCCAACACATGTTTGTAGGATGCGGGAAAAGGGTAGTCCGTGTCGAGTATCTCCAGCTTCCCCTTCTTGCTCGTGTACATTCCTACCTTGCGGTCGGGATGATCTTTCCAATCCAACACAATCTTCTGCATACTGCTTGGTGTGTGCATCACGTCGTAATACGCACCACTTGCTCCCTTCGGGGTCGAAACAAACACTCTGCAATCTGTTGCATGTTGTGTGGCAGCTAGTGCTTTGTAGTCGTCCCCGTTTGGGAATGCGGCATATTCGTCTAAGGCTATGCCCTTCTTGCGGCCACCACGGAAAGCGTCTTCTGTTGTCGTCGCACCTTCGAAGGTCGAGCCATTGTCTCTGTTTTCCATCAACATCATGCTTCGGTAAACTTTCGATGGTCGCATCCATTTTGGAAGCCCACCTTTCCCGCCATCACCTGAGAGCAGGAAGTCGAGCTTCCACATCAACGTGTCCTTCTTGCCAGGCTTGTCTACAA